TTTTATTATGAAAATGGTGGTAGATAAAATGATAGTTAAAGGAATTCCAAGCCCTACACAGCCCTTTGGGCCTTGGATGACTGCACCATTTAAAACATTTGTTGATACTGTATATTCAGCACCTAATGTTAATAAATACTTTGATGCTGCACATCATTCAGTGGAATATAAAGCAAGGTTTGACTATAAAAAACACATAATAGAATACTATGGACAGACTATGAACTATGTTGATTTTATAACAGAAAAAGGCTTAAGTCTTAGAATTTGAGGAAGGGCATGCTATAATTGAATTATATGAATACAAATCAAAAAGTAGTCATTGATGAGGACTTGTGGTACATACCTAATTTTTTGACGGAATCAGAATCTACTACTTTAAAACAATATTGTGATGAACCCATTGGATGGTATATAACCTCTAGATCTCCATCAATAAGAAATAAGTTTATTGGGGTAATGCATGGTATTCATCCAAAAGGAACTATCTGCCCAACCAGAGGAATTGATCTAAGTTTGAGTGCAGTATTTCCAACAGACGAAGATGAAAGATATGCAGATCCTCTGTTTTGGGGCGTTGACGGACTGTTAGATAGATTAGCATCGGTACTTCCTAAATATCTAATTCGCTTCACAACGCTTCAATCATTTTGGCCATTTCAAGAGGGTATTGACAATCATGGAGCATTTGACTGGCACCATGAAAAGGGAAACCCAGGACAAAAAGATGATGGCATGACTGGTGCTTGGTCGCTATATCTAAACAATGATTTTGAGGGTGGGGAGTTGCTGTTTAAGTACAAGCCAGATATTATTATCAAACCAGAACCAGGCATGCTTGTAAACATTCCAATAACAAAAGATTTTACACACAAAGTAAATCCTGTAACTTCTGGAATAAGGCACACACTTTATGGTGTTTGTTTTGAGGATATTAATTCTGAAAGAACCATCTCTACTGGCGATGACTGTTAACTGTGGATAAAACCAGGGCATAAAAAGATTACGATCAATCCTTTATAGCCTTATTGACCATACGGATCAAACCTCGTCTAGTTATCTTACTAGCATCAAATGTCTCTGTATAACCACCTTGGGGCATATCATCCTTATCCAGGAAATGTCCATACTTATCTCTTAGGGTTTGTAGTACTATGGTTTCTACTGCTCTTGCTTGATCCCGCCGAGAAAAGGTCCAATACTTGATTAATATCCAACCCTTGGTCCTATGGCTTGCAAACCTTTTACCTGACACATCTGATATACCCACCTTTACAGCCTTGTGTATAGGGCTATAGAGGATATATAGTATGGTCATGACCTTATTATACCCCGCCGAAATGGTGTATAATTGATATATGAATAAAGACAAAGTAAATACAAGCATTAGAGGTTTGACAATACTATTGGGCATTTTTATTGCTGCTGCAATTATTGGTGTCATATTTGCTTGACATATAGCCACAAACCTGTCATACTAGTAGTATGCAAACATTTTTGCCTCAGATAGACTTTAGCGTTTCTGCTCGTATACTTGATAGCAAACGCCTCAACAAACAGATTTTAGAATGTTATCAAATTCTCAATGTCCTATCTGGCAAGTCACCTACTGGTGGTTGGCGTAATCATCCAGCAGTATTGATGTGGAAAAACTTTGAGCGTGGACTATGGGATTATGTTCAGGCTATGATTTTAGAAGCCAAGTCTCGTGGTATCAAGACTGAGAACAATGAGGCAAACCTTAACAGACTTAAAGATCAATGTTGGGATGACTGGGGCAATCAGCCACCATCATTTTGGAGTGACGAGAACAGGCTTATCAAGGTTGTAACTACTCATCGTGCAAACCTATTTAGAAAAGATCCTTTGTATTACGCACAATTTCAATATGCTGTTACCAGTATTAATAATGCTCCTTGCTGTCCCGACAAAAAATCGCCTTGTCTATATTATTGGCCAACACATGAAAAAGTAACTGATAGTGCCCTTGTAGGGCAAAGTTAAGTTTACTATTCTATTTTTCGCCGAACTTGAAGGCGTGGTATAATCTAATTATGGAAAAAACCAAGTGTTATTTTTGCGATAAAGAAGCAATATTTTTTGATGTTGTTCTTAGTGGTAATAAATACATAGTGAGCGATGTTTGTTCTAACCACTTTTCCGTCGAATATGTATCCTAGAAAGTGGATGGTATAATAAAAAAATGAAGTATGACGCCTTAGACTATAAAGAAAAAGATATATCCAAACTAAAAGAAATCTGGGAACCAAGAAAAGAATATATTGAAAAAGACCTATGGGTAATAAGAAACTTTCTTTCAGATGAAGAACTAGAGTGGCTAAACAAAGAGGCTAACGACCCTGTTGGCTGGTACGACACCATGAGATCACCCTATGGTGGTAATACTAAAAACAAATTCTTAGGCTATATACCAGATTACGACCCCGTTAGTGGCGTTATGCTTGTTCCTAAAGACAACTCTAAATGGGGATACAGAGATCCCGTCGGATACTTTGAACCAAGATTAGAGGCTGTAATGCCTAAATATTTTGCTGGTGCAGGGGCTCTTCAATCATTCTTTGAAGTACCAGACGAGCAAATCATAAAGGAACTTGGGCATGATGTAGACTATGCAATGGGTTGGCATTACGAAAGAGATGATAGCGATGCCGATGAACAGCAAAAAACTATTGTAGAAAATTCAAAGACTCAAAACAAAAAGATATTAAGTCAAGGCAAGATAACTGCATCACTAAGTGTTTATATAAACGATAACTTTGATGGTGGAATTCTTGAGTTTAAAAATAAAGAATATTCAATTAAGCCAGAAGTAGGAATGCTTGTAAATGTTCCGCTATACAAAGAGTTTGAGCATAGAGTTACAAAGGTTACTAATGGAAATCGACATACCATATATGGAAGATGTTGGGATAGTATAGAAGGAATTTACAAGTCAACAGATGAAGATTGCTAAATGAATAAAAGAACACTTAGAGATGGGTCTCAAGTAAATTCATACGATAAGCCTATTGATTTAATTATTCATACAAAGGCTCCAGCAAAATGGAAATTAATCGATCTTGAAACAGGACAGGAATACTTAGGCTCGGAGATTGCACATGGCACATTTGCTGAAATATTACGAAATAAAGTTTTAAATGGTTTGATCGGCTCATGGCTTAAAACCAAGGGTAGGGATGTTTGACATTAGCAGTTAGATAAGGTATACTGGATATATGGAAGATTTAATATACGCATATGGCTCATGGGTATTGGCTGCTATAGGTGTAGCAGGAATATACTTTATTGGTCGTAAAGATAAATGGGGATGGTTTGTCCTGTTGTTTAATGAGGCACTATGGATAGGTTATTCTGTAGTTACTAAGCAATATGGATTTATTCTATCTGCCCTCGCATATGCAGCGGTATATATTAGATCCTATGTCCACTGGTCTAAAGAACCAGTTAACGAGTTAAAGATTTAGGGGGGTTACCATGATTAGCGTTTTCTTTCTTGTTCCTGCTTTTATTGCTGGGTATGTGGTTTGTTATCTAGTTATGACTTGGGGAGTTGATCAAAACTAACTGTGAGCAGGATTCTAGAGTGTCCGATATGCAAAAAAAAGTGGGAACTAAGATGGGGAATTATGGCAAATGAATCTCTATCTAGACATATGAAAGAGCATAAGTGAAGCCAAAGGCTCATATTTACGATGTAGATGGCACACTTGCAAATGTAGATCAATTCCTACACTATGTTCGTGGTGGTAATAAAGATTACGATGCGTTTCATTATTCCTCTATTGATGCCCTGCCAAATTTTGATGTCATTGAAATGTTAAATAATTCTTATAAGGATAAATATTCAATAATTATTGTTACATCAAGAAAAGAAAAGTATCGTGGCATCACTTCTTTATGGCTGCAAAAAAATAACATAATCAGTCATGCACTTTTCATGAGGGCAGATGAAGACAATAGACCTGACTATGAAGTAAAGAAAGATATATTAAATAGTATTAACAGACTTTGGGATGTGGAACATGCGGTTGATGACAATCCTTATGTGATAAAACTTTGGGAAGAAAACGGCATACCAACAACTAAAATAGGAACATGGGACGGAGATCGTAGTTGACTCGCCTGGTTTACTATGATATGATTAGTATATGAAAAAGAATAACAATAAAATATCCCAACACAAAGCAAAGCGTTATGCAAAAAATAAAAAAAGAATGAAAGATAAGCCGTATCTTTCTAAATTTGAAAGACAACAATTAGCAAAACGAGCAGAAATACTAGGAGCATCCTTAAATGTCTTTAGAAGCAATGCCTGATAGTATATAAAGGAGATAAATATGTTTTGTACATGCGGGTTTTCAACAATGTATCCTCAATGTGTTGGCACTCACAAAATTGTTAAGGCTGTCAAAGATAAGATAATTGAAGATATTGAAGCAATTGATATTTCTGATGGAAAATTAAATGGTCTTGGAATGAAAATACTTGTCATTGAGGCAGTTAAAAAGGCTCAAGGTGTTTAACTGGGTCGCTTTATGTCTCCATGGTCTAGAGGCCTAGGACTCCACCCTTTCACGGTGGCAACACGGGTTCGAATCCCGTTGGAGATACTCCAAAAATGCTATAATAGTGTTAAGGGTGTAGTTGGCCTATATTTGTCGGGAAACACATATAGTCTATGTTGCAACACTACACCCTCCCAAAAATAACACAGAAAGAGATCTAATGAGAAAAGTAAATTTTAAGGATGGGCAGGGGAACAATGACTGAAGACTGTTACACAGGAAATGTATGCTGGGAACCATATAATCATCTAACTAGATCTATATTAATCCTATCAATCATTATAGGTATAGTAGTAACATATAAGGTAGTCAAAAGAATACGAAATAAAGGCGGGAATCTTGGGAATAAGCGTTAATTGGTCAGATACCTATGATCTATTTAGTAAGATAATGTGGATATGGTTTCATGGTATGGGTGTCATATTTACAGGTATAATCATATATCTAATCTGGAATACTATTAAGATCTATAAGGAATAGCAGGTATAATTAATATATGGCTAAAAAAGAATTTGATCCAGATTTAGGCGAGGCGGAATAGACTAATGATAAATATAGTTCCTATAGAGTTTACAAGCATACAAGAAATTAAAGAAAATTTTAATTTTTATAAAAATAAGTTTATTAATGATTCAGTTGTTGTGTTTAGAAATGCTAATTTAACGCATCAAGATCATGTCGAAATCAATAAAATTTTTGGATCAAATCTTGGGTGGTCAAATTTTTTTGAAAAAGAGTCTGGCGAAGTAGACAATTATGTAGAAGATCACGCCAGAGTTAAAGATATTTTAACTACAACTAGTGATGAAATTATAGTTTTTTGGCATATAGAACATGTCTATTATAACAATCCAATTATTGCTGCAACATGGAACATGCTAACCTTTAATACAGATAATGAAAATGGAAAAACTTACTTTGTTGACTCATCAAGATTATACGAAAAACTTAGTGATGAGTGGAAATCATTCCTAGATTCTTGCATTGTTGGCATGGGTAAGTTTGATGTTGATATTAAATTTGAAGACTACAAGCCAATAGGACGCCACTGGATAACTGATAAGCCAGTTATAAGGCTGAGGCTAGACAAGTTAGACGGTGCTACAAACACGCTTGTTTCTATAAATGGAGAAACACCAACAGAAAAAGAACAAAAAACTTTTACAGATATATGTAGTTGGTTTAATAATGAAGTAATTACAAATGAAGACTTAAGAATGGTTCATAGATGGCAAAAGGGAGATCTTGTTTTGGTTGATCTATTTAGGCTTGCACATGCAGTGACAGGTGGCTTTAATCCAATAGATAGAAAATTTGTTGGAATATGGGGATACAAAAAACCCGCCTTGTAAGCGGGTTGTCGTAGGTTCAAATCCTACAGGAGGCTCAAGTGATTAAAGATTCAATTTTTATACCTATAGCAGCATGTGAAGAAAGGTTTATAGAGCAGACTGTAAAAAGTGCCTTGTTTAACGCCGAAAATCCAAACAAAATTTATTTTGGTATATTTAATAACATACTAAAAAAAGAACACTCTTTACTAGATAATGATTTTTTATTAAATAATAATCAAATTTTTTATGTTGAACTAATAACTCCAGCACCAATGGGTACTGGTTTTGGAAGAATGAACGCCTCCTTGTTGCAATTTAAAGAATTTGACTACATGTTTCAGATAGATGCTCATACATTTTTTAGCAAAAAATGGGATACTCAACTAATAAATATTTTTAATAAAATTAAAGAACAAGAAAATATTAATGAAAATAAGTTAATTCTTTCTGCGTCAAGTGGATTTATCTGGACTTACTACGATGAAAATCCTGAAAAATTTTATATCATTGACAAAGATAACAAAACAGCACTTGAAATAGATCCCTTAAATTTAGAAAAAAATGCTAAAGAATTAGTAAACAGAGGCATGACAAAACTTAAATTTGTTTATGATGGAAAACAAGGTGAAAATTTTGTTGAAGATCAGTTAGGTTTTCCAATAGTTTATGGCGACTGCTATATAGATAAAAAAGAATACGAAGAATCAAACGGAGTCCATGGAACTTTTATGTTTTCTAAAGCAAAACTAAATAGAGAGGTTCTTCATGATCCAGAGGATCATTACCATGGAGATCAAACAAACTATTCTATTAGGCTCTTAAGCAGGGGCTATAAAATTTTTAGTCCTAAGTATCCGACCATTGCTGTTTTAAATCAAATCTATATAGATAAAGATTTTAAAGAACATGTATCTGTTTTATTAGGAGAAAGCCACAACTGGAAGACACATAAAGCAAATAAGGTTGGGTCAGACTACCTACACACAAAAATAACTAACTCTGAAATAAATTTTCAACAAATAATATCTGGAAAGTATTTTGGATACTGGGGAACAACAGACAAAGACTCTCTAAGTAAAGTAAAAAATAAAATTGGCTATCCAATGGGCAACTAAAAATGAATTTAGAAAATGAAATAAAGGATATACTATTTGAAATTGGTAAAGATATCAAGATTCATAAACTTATTGATGGCAATCTTATTGTTGAAATAGATTATGACAAATATACAGTTGCGATTATGGAACTTATGACAAAATATTTATCTAACGAGTAGGATTCCAAAATAAAGAATCATTATCGTATATTTCTTTATCTAATGGAAAGTTTTCAATTATCATATTTTTTTCGCTCTGACTTAAAGAATTAAATAGTTTTTCTGAAGCATCATTTTTAAAATGTGTTCTATTAATCTCTGATAAATCTGCAGTTATTTCAATTCCCAAATCATCTGATATTTTTTTAATCAACAAACCATAGTCCATTGACTTTAATTCATTGGTTCTAATAAAAAGATTAGTTCTCTTTATTCTATCATATATTAAACCCTTGTCATATTCTTTTTTTTCATCATAAAAAAATTGTGCTTCTTTAATAACAGACATTGCTGCTGGATCTGGACTTAAAGAAAAATTATGAGATTGAAAATCTTTGATGTAGTACCAAGTATTTAACTTTTCAAAAAGTTCTTCTTTTTCAACAACAAGATTTTCTCCCCTTATAACATGCCAATCTTCTTTGTCTATTAGTTCTGCTCTACCTGCTGCTGCATGACATACAGCACTAACAAAAAACTGACAAGGCTCTCTAAATACTGATATAACATATGTCTCATCATCTATAAAAAATGGCCAACCAGCATGTTGCCGCATGTCTTCTGGCATTCTAAGGTATTCAATACCATGCTTAGATAGAGTTTCCTCCATTGGCCTAAGTATGTACTTTGTTAAAAATCTACCGCCAGTTTTTGGTATGTGTAAAAAATAAACTTTGTTATATTTTAACATCAAGACTTCTTTGTTTTGTTGTATTCTCCATACTTGCCAAGGACTGCTTTTATTGTGCCATCTTTGCGAAGGCGAACAACATTGCCACCCTTGATCTGTATTGGGTTAAATTTACGATGAGGACTATACTGCCCAGAAGACATTACTTAGCCTTTAATGTTTTTAATTTATGTGCAACAATTGTGTCTGTAGGCTTTCCATCACGATACAATCTAATGACTGCTGCGGGATCTTCTTTAGTACCACTAACGGTTACATCTGCTCCTGGAACTTTATACTTACCATTAGTAATAATTCTTGTTATCTTGCCTTCTGCTCTACCGCCAGAAGAATTCCAAGACACCATAGATCCAACGCCAATACCTTTAAATATTTCAGTAAGTTGTGTTACTTTGTTATTTGTTTTTCCAAAGTCAGCAAATAGTGCTTTATCTTTTTCACGATTAACAATTCCTCTTGACCAAGAGAATCCTGCATCTCCACCCCATGCCAACCACATGATATAACCATTTGATGGATTTGCTGAGTTGCCCCAGTCTTTACCTTTTTTGTCTACCTCATGGCGTGAGAAATATGAATACATTCTCTTTACAGTACTAAGAGATAGAGTTTCTCCTCTTGCCAATTGTCCTGCACGAGTCCAGCCAACTGAAGTTCCTGCACCTTTTGCTTTACCATCTTCTTTAAACTTAATTGCTTTACGAGCAGCAGATCTTGCACCTGCTGGTGGTGAGTATCCTTCTGCCTTAGATACAGAGTCTGTATCATACTCAACTGTATCGTCATCTTCCCAAAGGTCGTCTGCTTTTTTAGCAGGTACGCAATTAGGAACCATGCGTCCACCACTTCCAGGTTTCATGCCACGCATTACATAGCCCTCCCAGCAAGGGGCCTTTTTCTCTAGTTCTTCTGGACAGCAATCTGAATTTGTCATACAACTATTATAGCATAGAAATAGAGCAGTTTATAGACTTGCTCAGGTCGCCCCAAGTTACGATCCTGGGTTTATCCGTACTCAGCAATAAGGTTGCCAATAGCAACTGCATGTATCATGACGGAATGTCTTATATTATACTACTTTATTTTGATTGTTTTAGGCTTCTTTGCTTCGGGAACGTTTCTTTCCACAAAGACGCTAAGAATACCGTCTGCCATTTCAGCACGATCAACCTCCATATACTCTCCAAGAGCAAAGGTGCGTGTGAATTTGCGAGTTGCGATACCCTTATGTAGGACATTGTTTGCGTCCTCTTCGGTTTTCTCACCCTTTACAATAAGACTTCCATTATCCACAGAAACCCCTACCTCATCTTTGCTGAATCCAGCAATAGCCAAAGATAGTTTGTAAGTATCCTCATCGATTTTTACCACATCATATGGTGGATAAGATTGACGAGTTGCCTCACGATGGATATTATAGAAGCGGTCCAACTCTCTGTTGAAACCAATAAAAAATGGATCCTTAAAAAGATCCAATGACCATGAACTTACCATTATTTCCTCCTTGTTAAGCGAGTTCAATTTGTACCCCCCATTGAGCAGGTACAGTATATTAAACATAATGGGGCACGGAATTATTCCCGATACCCCATTATGATTTTAATTTTTAAAGTACTTGCTGTGGACTTCCGCCACCGCCAGACTTCTTCTTCTTTGCTGGAGCCTTCTTTGCAGGCCTATTCACAATCTTTGCAGACTTAACTGCAGCGTCTACATCTTTTACAGATGGTAGGCGACCAAACGCTGTGTCGTTTGGATTTGCTGCTCTCAATACAACTGGTACAAGTGCACCAAGCAGTGAGTATGCAAGCGTCTGTGGATCAGTTACTCCAGAAGCATACAACGCTGTTGCTGCTCCAAGAATTGATCTTCCGTATGACGCTAGTGCTGCCTTGATTTGTTTTTCATTCATTTTATTCCTCCTAGGATATGAACTTCACAATGGCCACCCAAATTGGTTGAGCAAGCCACAATCCAATTATACCACCCTCATTTTCTAGACTCTGTATACTGTTTTATAAAAGGAACTATTACTTCTACTTCTTCTGATGGAACAGCATTGATAAGCATATGGTTTATTCCTCTGCTTTCAAGGGTCCTTACAAGATCATCAAATTGCTCGTGAGTAAAGTATGCAGCATCAAGAACGGGCTGTGGGAGTTCTCCCTTTTTCCATACTGGTCTAACCACATGATTAGTTAATAAATTAAGTTCTTCTTCTGTTTTTCTGATAATTGGAGTAATTGCTAACATTATTTCCATACCATCTAAGTCGAGTGGAACTGATACAGAAGGACCTTTTAAAAAATCAGACCAGCCTCCACGAGCATATATGTGATATGGTAAGATAATTTTGTGTCCATATTTTTTTGCTGTTTCAAAAACATAATGATTTGTTGTTGAAACAAAAACATCTAACTTGTTTATGTAGTTTGGATCACGCA